CACCCGCTACATGCTGCACAGCAAGGCGAATCTGGTGCAAACCCTCTACCGCCTGATGAAAGACGAGCTGGGCTATGACAAGATCGAAAACTTACCCGCGAAAGACCTGCAACGCGCCTTGGACTGGATAGCCAGCTATCAGGACATCGCCCACAAAGTCTGGGATGTCACCTCCGCCATCGAACGCGGCTTTGTCAACGCCGTGAAGCAACAGCAGAAAATCAAACCCCATGAAGTCTACCGTGACGTGCTGTCTTCACTCGAAGCACCCTTGAGGCTAGCAATCGCCGCCTAACTTGAAATCTGTAACAGAATTCAAAAGCCCCTAATCAGGGGCTTTTTTGTGTCTGTGAAGTTGTCACCAGCGTGACAGCGACAGCCCAGACAATAAAAAACCCGCGTCATCGGTGTTGGCACACCTCGGCGGGTTTTGATCATCAACGAATGGGAACGTCATGGGCGATATTATCAAATCTGGTGCAGTTTTACTGCGAGTGGTGGAAAAAATGTCTTGGGGAAAAACAATTGTTATTTTAATAAGCATAGTGTGCTGCATAGCGGTATGGAAGCTACCAGAAATCATACTGGCGCTGAAATAAGCTACTGCAATCTGTCACCATCGTGACAGTTACCCGTTGCACAGTACCCGCATTACTTTTGTTGGGACACACTGTGCAACTGCGACCAGACAACCGTTTTACTCCTGCTACCCCGTCTACCCTCCCTGTTGGGCAGATGGGGCTTTTTGCTGGGCGCAAATGCCTGAGTGAACCGGAGAGCCGCGTCCTGCGGGTACAGTCTCCGCATGTCTTGCAGCTATCCGAGGGAGACAGTAACACCAAGCTCGGTGTGCATCTGGTCAAACTGGGGACATTCCACCACCCCAGCTACGGCACGTTTGACATCACCCAACAAACCTTTGACGACATGCTGCGCAACTATGCCGCTGGCACGTATGGTCAAAAAATCTTTGTCGATGTCGCCCACAAGCCCGACGACGGCGCGGCGGCTGAGATCACACGCTTGTATCAGGATGGCAAATGGCTCAAGGGCGATATTGTCCTGACCACGTTCGGGCGGCAATCCATCACTGAGCGTCAATATATCTACCTATCGGTCGATTACACCGACAACTGGAAGCACACCGAATCCGGCACAGACGTAGGCGCTGTACTGTTCGGCGCAGGCTTAACAATCCGCCCATTTATCAAAGGTCAGCCGGGTATCGCGCTGGCAGAACCCACACTATCCGGCACTGAGGCAAACATGAAACACCGCAACCAATTTATTAAGTATCTGGCAGACATCAAGTGCAGTGACGCACTGGTCAAAGCACTCACAGAGCAATACGACGCGCAAGCGAAGGTGTTGACCGACGACGCAGCCAAAGAAGCACTGCTCAAGCAGTTGTCAGCCATTGCAACGGAAGCTGTCAAGATGCTGGCAGAAAAGCCCGATGCGCAAGTTATCCAGTTGCAGATGCCAGCCCCATCGGCTGGTGCGGCTGGCATGACAGCAGCAGACGTTGAAAAACTACTGAATGACCGCGAAACCTCGCGTCAACTTGCAGCGGCGGACGTTGCTAAAAAACTCAGTGACAACAAAGCGGCGTTTAGCAAGTTGTTGGCAGATGCAGCCGGTCTGAGCGATGACACCCGCAAGTTGCTGGCAACAGCAGGTGAACTGATCACGGGCGACATGACGGCTGACCAGATCACGCGCTTGGCGGAACATCAAATCACGGTTGGCAACCAGATGGAGGTATCCAAACAACTATCTGGAATGGGCTTTACCGTCTACGGCTCGCCGCACATCACCGTGGACGAAACCAACAATATCAAAACCCTATCGGAAACCGTCAAGAAGGCACTGAAAGAAACCAATGCCTACGGCGACCGTCGCCTGAGCTTAGCGGACGAACCCACTAACCTGCGTTTTGTTAATCGTGTGTTGTCGGAATTTGACCGCGTTTATGCGTATGCGCTACAGCAAGAGCACCGCATCCTATCCGGCTCACCAACCAACATGAACAGCGCCTTTTTGCCTGCCAGTTTCCAACGTGAGGTTATCCGCGAGGCATTGGCGGATCTGAACATCCTGCAATTGGTGCGTACTAACATTGACCCATCTGCTACCACCACCACACAAATCCCATATGAAGTGCTAACCAGTGCGTCCAGTATCCCCAACGGCGGCATGGTGACGGAGGGTAATGAGATCCCGTTTGCGGGTGCAGGTATCAAAAACGAGACGGCATACGTCCGCGCGATGAAATTGGCGCTGAAAGTGACCAACGAAATCATGCACTTTACCCAGTCTAGCGGGGTCAACTGGAATGCGTGGGGCGAAAACATCGCCTCGAATGCTCGCATCATGCGTGAGCTGATCCATTTGCGCATTGCCAATGAAATCCAGCGCTCCTCTGATACGTACATGGCGGTCGCGGTAAGCAATGAAGCGTTTACTGCCTCTGCCAACGGTCTGATCAAAACCGCCCTTTTCCCCATTGTACGCCCACATCAAGATTACGACCTGCAAGGTAATGCCATTAATCTGCCGGAATGCCCACTGACGATTACGATCAGCGGCACAGCTATTAAGTTTTACACGGGCGACCCGCAATTGACCGCTGGCACGTACTGGAAATTTAGCAACATTAACTTGGGCTATATCCAACTCGTGAACCAATTGGGTGCGGTTGCTGGTGCAGCGGCGACAGGGACAATCAGCTATTACAACCCGACCAACCTGATCAAATTCGACCTAAATCCGGCGACGGGTGTGGATTACCGTAAAAACCTCAACAATCTGTTGTCTGCCGTCGGCGACCAGAAAGCCATGCTATCCAGCCAGCGTTACAGCCGCCCCGAATACGCGCTGATGAGTTCCATGCTCAACAACGAAGCGAGTAAAGCCGAGCAGTTTGTCATGGAGTTTAAGCGCCAAGGCACGAATGACACCATCAGTGGCGACCTTGAATCCATTAAAGGTCTGCCCTCTTTTGACTGCAATGCACCGGGGATGGATTTGGGCGACCAACGTATCCTACTGGGGCAGCGCGGTTTGACGGGTTACACGATCATTAAGCCTTACAGCGTAGGCGTGCCGTTTGAAGCGGTGGGCGTCAATGGTCGACCGACGGGCGAAAAAGTGGCGTATGGCGAGGAGTACAACGCGCTCTACACCCCCAAAGCCGTCCGCCAGCGTTACACCTCTGTGCTTGTCTACAACAGCACCACGCGGTAATCAGCCATGAGCAAAGTCATCATTACCAACACACTGGGTACGCCGATTTTTATCGGCGGCACACTGCTGTCAAATGGCATGAGCATGGAGGTTGAGGCGCATGACGTGCCTGACTGCCTGTCTGCTAATCCATCCGATAAGCCCATTGACCCGCTTGCTCCGCCGCCGCCTGCGGAATCAAGCGAACCACCCGCCCCAACCGACGAGGATTTGTTGGTCGCGGCAGCGAAAGCGAAGGGCAAGTGATATGGGACTCATTACACACCAAATGTTACAAGCCGCTGGCGTATCTGAGCAGCGTGCTGCCCAGAACGCCCCGCTGTTACAAGCAGCGGCGGATGAATTTGGCATTGATACACCGCTAGAACTGGCACATTGGTTGGCACAAATTTGCCACGAATCGGGCTGTCTGCGCTATGTGCATGAACTTTGGGGTCCAACCCCCGCACAACGCCGTTACGACACCCGCAGTGATCTGGGTAATACCCCCGATGCTGACGGTGACGGTTATCACAATCGGGGTGTTGGGTTTTTGCAATACACGGGCGAATACAACATTGAACGCGCCCTGCAACGGCTGGGATACCCGCCGGACAGCAATGAAAATCTAGCCACACCCGACGGTGCAGCACGCAGTGCAGCGTTATTTTGGTTTGATCACGGCTTAGATACCGTCGCTATCCGTGCGGGCAAAGATGTCAAGCCGATCACTCGCATCATCAACGGCGGTTACAACGGGCTAGCTGAGCGCCAGCAGTATTTTGACCGCATCATGACGTACATGGCGGCAACAATGTTAGGAGATCAAGGCAATGATCAACAGCAAAAACCGCCTTGAATTCTGGGCTGGCATTGGTGCAGCTTTGTTGTTGGTATTTGGTGTATTGCTACCCAGCAACCCACGCAATGCTGCTTTAGTCAGCTTGGGGCTGCTAATTGGCGGCGGACTGAAAATGATCGTCAATTGCGTGCTGCAAATGCGGCGCAAGGCGCGGGGGAAGTGTGGAAAACAATGAAAATAAAACTGCCACAAACAAGCAAGGATTGCCTGAAGCAGTTATCCAGATCATGGCATGGATTGCACTCTTTGGCATGTTCGCGGTCGACAAAATGCTGCACATGATTACCCCACCCCTACAAGATGTTTGGTACGGCGTAGCGGCTGGTGTTGCTATCTTCGGGCACGGCGCGGGGCGACTGATGCTGAAAATTCGGGGGAACACACCATGAAAACCCGCACAGAGGTGATTGCTGAACTGCAATCTATTGTACAGACCGACCGCCAACAGTGGAAAGTGACCGCATTTCCACGCGCCGTCAGTGCCGCGTTGACCGCGTTTAACAAAGACCGCCCATTGACCGCGACTGCCTCGCTTGAATTGTGGGCGGGTAAGTCGGTGTATGCCGCTGATGATTGCATGATTCGCTATCTCGGTAGCTATTGGGGGCTTGACCAGCCTGCTTGCCCAACATGGGATGCTGCCTACGCGGGTGCGTTACCGCGAGTCATTGCGATTCGTACCGCTGCTGGTATGAGTCTCCAGTTTTTGCCGTACCCGTCTCACAAGCACATCCAACTGCACGGCAAATATTTTGAATACCTGTACAGCGTTGGGCATGTACTGACGGATGACGATTGCAGCATCAATGACGACGATTACGACGCGTTTATGAACCGTGCCTTGGCAGCGTTGATGCGTGATTTGATTGCCTCCGGCGTGTCTGAGCCAGTGCAGTTGCATCGTGGCATGGGCAGTATGCCCAACAGTGCCACCCCGCTGGCAGCGTATGACGCGCTAATGACTGCTTACCGGGAGGCGATGAGTGGATATTAATATCACCGTCACTGGCGATGCTGCGCAACGGCTGCAAGCTACGCCCGGCTTATTGCGCCAAGCCTTGATGCAAGCCGCGCTGGGTATCGCTCGCCGTAGTGCGGCGGATCTCGGTGACAGTGCTGACGTGCCGAAATGGACGGGTAATCTGGCGGATGGGATGCGTGCCATCCCTACTCCCGATGGCGCAATGCTGCTGATCGAAGCGCAATACGCCCGCTGGGTACACGACGGTACGCCTGCTGGCACATTCCCCAATCTCGACAATTTGGCGGATTGGGCAAAAGATCATGGGATGCCGGGTGCGGAGTGGGCAATCGCTGCCAAGATCAGACGAACCGGTATCAAAGCTAAACCGTTTTTACAGCGGTACATGTCGTCACTGCAATTTGAGGCAATGGCAAAGCAAGTGCTGCTGAGCGAGGTGGATCATGCGTTGGCCTGAGTTGCTGGAGCATCTTGAAGCCGAGCTGACGCTGGATTTGCCCGATTTTTTGGTGAAAGCCGGAACGTGGGCGTTTGCCCCCAATGTCGACACCGTGCATCTGCAAATCGCCAAGGAAGCCCCACAAGGCATGGGCTTTACCGCCTACACCTTGCACATTGACCTGTTTGTACGGGTTGATGCGGGTGAGCCGCATCTGGTGGGCTACCGCAAGCTGGATGAGTATCAGCAGGTCATCGAATGGCGACTGCGGAAACTCCATCGCGATACGCCGGGTGTGATCAAACACCATGTGGTGTCGTGGGAATCAGACGGCGGCGCTTTCGTCCCGACTTATGCCTGTCGCCTAACCACGCAGATTATCTGCATTACCGATGACAGTTTTTGTGGCGGCAGTGCGCCACTGGTGATTTGAGGATTTTAACCATG